TAAAAACCCACCTTGTTTCAACACCACGTACATATCCTGTTCCATTTCTAGAACCTGACATAAACTTTTGACGCTTCCACGCTAAATTAAATCCTTCTCCTTTCTGTGAAAAAGTATATGGATTAAATTCTAAAGTGACTTCTTTGTTTACATCTCCAACACCAAACGTTATTTCTTTCCACGGATACCATCTTCTATTTGGTGCGTTTACTTGATTCTTTGTTGTTTTCTTGTTTTCAATCAGTGTTTTCTCATCTTCTTGTTGTTTTTGATTATCTGGATTTATTGATTCATCTGATGCTAAAGTTTCTTCCATCTGAACTGGTGTTGAGCCTCCATCGGCATTTAATTCTGTACCATTGTCCATATTGAGTACTACCATTTCATCGATATAATCGTCTAAATCATCTAAATCTTGTTCTGTTTCCATGTTATTATCTTCTTTAAATTGACGAATAGCTGCCTTCGTTTGTGGTGCAAAAGCCATTGCGGGCATTGGTATATTTGTATTAAATTTTTTCATTCCTGTACATCTAACATCTACAATTGCACACCATGCCGTAAACGACAAAGGTGTCTCAACTGTATCTGTTGAGTTGTCTTCTTCATGAACTAAAATAATTGAACCTCCGCTTTGACCTTTTCTTGGCTCATCTGTTCGTGTTACTGCTAAATCATTACTCCATGGACATAGAAAACCCATCGTTGTTGCTGTTTGAGTCTTCCACATCACACTTTGTGTTTTTGTGTTGTGATCACTTTCTGGAGCAAATACTCTTACTAAATTTGCCACTCCTAATGGAGATGGTACATGTATTATCCATAACACAACATAGTTGTGGTATCTATACAAATTTATTAAGTCTTTTTGCACTTCAGTGCCCCATGGATCTAACTGTAATCTTGTGCCAACTGCTGGCATTGCAAATCTCCTTTCAGATAATACTGAAAACGCTTGATACAAATTCATTGCGCCAAATAAATGATTCGGCATTTTTGGTTGTCTTGGAGCTCTTAAGGGAAAAGCGACTATTGGTGCTGTCATTACTGGTAATTTAACCGTTAGTCCATTTCCTACTTCAGAGACAATACTTCCGTTATCAATAAGTTGTTGCATTTCTTGTTTTGTTTGGATCTGACCTGGAACGCCTCCGAAGATACGACCGGGCATGTGGTGAATGTGCACATCCTGTACAGGGTGTTGCCAATTCTTTTTAAAGTTTTTCTTATGTTGTTGTGCCATTATTTGTTTTTAACTATGAATGCTTGGTCATAGTAACCATCTTGTACTGAGTACAATTTGCAGTATCCCCACGTTACTGGCTCCCCCACTTTATTCTCCCACGGAAATTCTATCCTCACTCCTGATTGTTGCGGACCGAAATCAAAAAAATACGTTTGATTATAAAGAACGGGACCATCCATTTGAAAGGTTCCTGAAAATTGTATGGTTTCTTTCAGATTTCCTTTGACTCTCGCACCTGTTATAGTTACAGGAACTCGTCCTTTGACCATGCTAGCTTGAGTAATATCTGTTGTGTTCTTTACTACTTTCGTATCGAGTGCTCTAACTCTCGCATCTGTTGCATCAATTTTATTATTAACTGAAACAACATCTGAAGTTAACTTAATTAATTTTGGTTGTACTTCATTTTTGAATTCGACTATTAGGGCCTTCGCTTCTGTAGCATTCTTTTCTGCACTGGTAGAATTAGCTAATGCTAAATCTATTTTATCATCATATTGACTAATTT